TCTAGTTTCTCCTGTGACTTCAACTTCTAATTTTTGAGATGACACTTGATTCATTCCTGATTCTTCTATAGCTTCTTTAAATGTTTCTTTCATCATATCCTTTGGAGATACAATTTCAGGATTAGACTTAGCATTAGAATATTCAGCTACTCTTACAATAGTTTCAGTATCTAGTACACCACCAGTAGCTAGGCTAGGTATTTGTGGAACATTAATGAGTTTAATTAAACCTTTAAATGGAGAAATATTTAAGAATGAAATATCTCTTATTTTTTTCAAAGCTGTATTTATACCATTAAACGGTATTGCTACCACTTTATTGATACCAGCTATGATAGTATTTACTACTTTCTTAAACGCTGATACAATTCCCTCAGTAATTCCCGAGAATATTCTACCGCCTGTTGAGAAAACAGCTTTAACTCCATTCCAAGCATTAGTAAATATATTCTTAAAGAATGAAGCAACTGTAGAAAATATAGATTTAATTCCATTCCAACAAGATTTAGCTCCGTTTTTAAGATTATTCCACATATTGCTAAAGAAATTAGCAACTGGTTTTATTACTTTATCATTAAACCAAGTAGCTGCGGTAGAAAAAGCATTCTTTATAGCTTCCCATACATTCAACGCTGTTTCTTTAATTGTTTCCCAATGTTTAACACACAATATAATTACAGCAATCAAAGCCCCTATTGCTAATACAACTAAAGTAATAGGACTGGTTAGTACAGCCATAATTCCACTAAATACTCCTGTCACTACATTACACACAGCCATAGCAACATTATATATAGCTATTGCTCCAGCAACTAATCCTATGGCTATTGCTATACCCTCTAAAACAGCCATAGCAACTTCGTTTTGTGAAATCCAACTAAGAGCGTCTCCTATGCTATTTAATACATCAACAACTATTCCACCAGTCCATTCAGCAAGTGGACTTAAAACACTATTCCATAACCAGTCAAAAATAGGTTGAATATCAGTTATTGCTTGATTTAATACATTTAAAGCACCAGTTAATATATTTAAAAATGCTGGAACCACATCATTTACTACCCATAAGCTAATAGGAATCAATATATTTTCATAAAACCATTCTAAGCCATCAAATAATGACATAGTAAATGGTAATAAAGCTTCATACAAAGTATTTAAAGCTGATGAAATTTTATCAAAATCTATTTGTTTAATAGCCTCAGCTGTTGCATTAAAGAAATCGGGTAAAGTATTTTCAATAACATAAGTAGATAATGGTAGCAAAAAGTTATTCCAAAAATCTTTAGCTAAATCAACTATACCACTTTTTAAAAATTGCAATGAATCCCATAAATTAGATAAACTATTCAATAAAGGCTCAAAATTTATAGAACTTAAAGCTTCTTTAATTTTATCTATCCAACTTAAATCAACATTTTTTACGGTAATAGGATTATTACTATCTCCACTACTCGATGAATCATTATCTTTATTTATTGTATGAAATTCATCTAAGCTAGATTGAGCTTCACTTAATTTCTTTGTGGATTTAGCCTGACTATTTAGAGCTTTAGTATTAGCTCTAGCAACAAGATTTATTCCAGTTAGAGCCTGAACAAAAGCATTTACATAGCTTACAGCTGTTGAGAATAAACCAACAACATATTCTAATATTGGAGCTAATAGGCTTCCTAATACATTCCAACAATTTTGTATAGAATCTGATAATTGAGTATCATAACTTAAATATGATTGCATAGCCTTACTAACTAAAGTAAAAGCTGTTCTAACACTTAATAATGATAAAGCAAAACTTTTAATAGATTTAATTCCGTTATTAAATGTAGAAATCAAACTTTTACCTAATTCTTTACTGCTAGGTAATGTACTTTTTAATCTATTTCTTATTTCTCCTATTTGATTTCCTGCTAATTTTATCTTATTCTTTAACTTTTCAAATACATTAGAGGTTTGGTTAGTAACTTGACCGCTTGTAGATTGTAATTTTTTTAATCTATTTTCTAGTTTTTCTATATCTGCTTCAATTTTTAAAGTATCTCCTACTTCAAATCCCATATCAGCCTTACTTAAAAGATATTTCAAATCCTCAATTTTTGACTTTAAATAATCTTGTTGTTTAGCTGTTTCATTTATAGTAGAATTATAACTTTTCATTTGCTGTTTCATTTGAGAAACGCTAGAAGCACTAGTACTAGCCATAGTTTTAGCTTGGTTAGACAAATTTTTCATAGGCTCTACACTTTTAGCTACAGCTTGTTTAACTTCATCAGTTATCTTTTTTATACCGCTGACAGCGTCCGTTATATTAGCCTTAATAATAATTTCTAATTCTTCTATTGTAATAAGTCATCACCACCATTTCTTTTTTAGCGATTCCTTATTATTCCTTTTTTTTCGTTTCTTGTTTCAACTCTTCACTTAACTCATACATTAAGTTAATTAAATCCTCTCCCTCACTAGCTTTTCTTTCATAAGCACTTTGTCTAGCCAATTCTTCTTTAAATAAATCTTTATAAACTTCTTTTATTAAGTTTATATTTTTAGGATTTTTAGATGTCATTCCAGCACTTATTAACTTATTACCAAAATTTTCTATAAGTTGTATATTATCTTTTAGCTCGTGTTCTAATTGGAGAGAACGAGATTCTACATAAAGTTTAGCTTCTCGATATGTAGAATCCCAAAACTCGTGAGGTTTCATTCCAAAACGATAAGCTAAAGGCTCTAACTCTTCGATTAAGTCTTTATAGTCTAACCTTTGTATCCTTTGAACTCTTCCGTTGCTATGTCCCCAATAACTTTTTCCGCTGTTCGATTCATTACTTCGTTGATGTCGAAATCGGCTAATGGATTGTTCATTTGAGTTTCCATTTCCTCTTTCGTCATCTTTTTCCCGAAAAAAGATTTATCGTTAATCTCCTCAGCAACCATTTTATAAATTGCTTCATAATCGGTATTATTTTGTGATACATAGTTTTCAATTAAATCATATACCTTATTAGGGTCACCATTTAATTTTTTGCTTGTATCATCATCAGCTAAGGTTAATAAAACATAACCTAGAAATTCAAAGTCTACATTGTTTAGCCCTCTAAAGAATGTATCTCTAAAATTCTTTACTTTATATTTTTTATTCATAGATACTATTTTTTTCATAGTAGCTACAAATTCATAATTTTCTTCTTTATCATCTTTTTTGATTGTTAAAATCATAATAAAACCTCTTTCTTTTTAATTATTTTTCGGTAGTTTCTTCCTTTTTCTCTTTTTTGGAATTATCTACCTTTTTACTAGATTCTTTTAATTCCTCGAATCTAGGATTAGAACGGAAGTGTTTGATGTGTTCTTGATTAGTAATACTCCAAACACGCCCCGTTTTCTTTTCTTTAAATCTAATCATAGATTAAACCTCCTCTTTTATTAAGCTGTTGGTAATCCGTGAGTTTCTTTAACACTAGAATTTCTATATAATGTTAAAGTATCTTTGATTATATCTCCAGCTGTAATAGTATCTCCTGTTAAATCCATTTGAGCTGAGAATGATTTAACTAAAGGTTCTTCTCCCTCAGCACAAGTTGATTCAGGATAACGAATAAAGAAATATCTTGATTCATTACTATCAGCAATAGTCTTTAATTTATCGTGTTGTTCACTTTTATAAAGAACTGGAATTGCTGGAGTAGTTGATTTCTTACTTCCTTTACTTTGCTCTTCTCCCTCCATATCAGTTGTTTGATATGTGACAGCTTCAGCTGGGTCTTCTATAGCTGGTATTTCCTCAGTATACATAATTAAATCTAAATCAGCTTCGGCTGGAGTAGATTTTTCGCTTATATAAATTTTAGTTAAAGTACCTGTTTTAGGTGTCATAATAATTCCTCCTTTTACCTATTTTACTTTTTCTAAACTATTTGTGAGAGCATTATAAAACACCTCATAATTACCTCCATAACGATGACATTTAGTTATCTCATCATATAGGTCTATAGGTGTTCCTGTTCTCGTAAAATTATATCCTCTTAATTTACTATCTATATCATCGGCTAATGAAATACTGCTAGCTTTCTTTTTAGTCCAAGCTTCAACAATAATTGAAAATCTAACTAATATTGGTATATCTTCCCCCGTCACTTCATCATATTTGATGGGAGCTTGTACTACAATACACGGGAATTTACTTTCTCCATTAGGATTTTCTCCAACTACTTCACTCATTATTTCTTCTAAAATACGAATTGTCATATCATAAAAGTCTTTTACTTTAAATTCAATCATTTTAATACCTCCATCAATAGTTTTCCTATTCTCTCATCTATTAAATTAGCATTTTCTTCTCTAGTTTGTATAGAAGCTGGACGCATAAATGGATATGGTTGTGTAGCAAACATAATATAGTATAAACTACCATTTATATTTATTACTCTCTCAGGACTAAATTGTCGGTCTACCTTTTCTACTGGTAAAAACCAATATCTAAATCCACTAAGGATAAAAGTTTTAGTTTTACCAATATGAGGTAATTCCGCCTGCGTACCTGTACCAAATTCCAAAAATGGAGCATAAGAAAATAAATCTTTATCAGTATAAACTCTACCAATAACTTTGTTTTTATCAAAGTCTACAACTTCGACAGGAATCATCTTCTCATTTCTTGAACCTCGCTTATTTTTTAAAGCAACCTCTTGAGTATTTTTTAAAGAATCTTCAACTCCTAATTTAGTTGTTTCAGGGAGTTTTTTTATTATATTTCCCATCTTCTTATAAAAATCATTAAGACTTTTCTTGTCCCATTCTATACTTATCATAATTATTCTCCATTATTAGTAGTTAAAGTATATAATGTAGTTTTTCCTATTGTTGGTTTATTTTCAACTATATATTGTGGTTTACCATTATTGATAACCACATTATCATTATTTACTTCTAAAGCTTCAAAAGAAATACCATCTCCAGTATTTATATCTAAAACACTATCAATACGAAGTTTAACTATTTCATAATCTATAACACCAGCACTATTTCGATTTAATTCATCTAAATCTTGCTGTGGATTAAGCCATTCACTACCTTTATAAATCCATTTAGTTTCATATTCACCACTAACTAGAGTTTTATCAGGCTTGTAAACATATAGTTGTTTTAAATTTTTTATTCTCATCGCACCACTCTTACACTTCTAACATCTTTCTTTAGTTTATCTACTATATCAAGATAAGAAGTACTAAGACTTCCCTCAGTAGAACTAGAACTTCCCTCATCGCCTCGCCTTAGATAAGCTTCTTTTACAGCTTCATAAACATAAGGATATAGTTTTTTATCGTCTTCAGAACGATTAGAATTGTCGGAGGCAATAGAAATATAATCATCAATGAAATCCGATAATATACTATCGTCCCCGCTCTTGAAATTAACACTAATATCTTTCTTTAATCTTTCAAGCATTTTAGTTTTATTTTCATCACTCATTCTATTACCCTCCAATTCTTGCAATGATTATTCATCATCTTCATTATTGTCATTAGGAACTAATGCTAATAAATCAGCTTTTTTCATCTTATTATTACATTCAATTCCTAATTCAGTAAGATAAGCTACTAATTCTTTAACAGAATAGTCTTCAATAGCTTTATCTTCGGTAGATTGAGCTTTTTTACCAATTTCAATATAATATTTACTTTTAACTAATTGTTCAATTACCTCTTTATTATTAGGAACTAAAATAGCTCCTGTTTCAATACTTTTGAACTTTCTCATATTCTTTTCTCCTTTCGTTATCTTATTTTAATTTTATTATTCACCAGTTGTTGCGTCAGCGTCATAGAAGATAGTGTCAGGTGTTAAAGCCTTAGTTCCTTTATATAAGAAATCTTCTAATGCGTAAGCGTCATCAAGATTGATTTTTTCTAAATCAAATTCACTAACATAGAATGGTTGAGCTATAGATTCTTTTCTCATAACTTGAGCGTGGCAACCAGCTGGCATTCTTGTACTTTCTTTTACAATAATAGAATCATACATACCAATAGTTCCATTTGATGGAGCTGTTCCATTAGGAAGTTCATCTAA